TCCGGTTGGCGAGTGGATGCATTTTGAGTTTGACGACACCGGCATGACTGCCAGCGGCAGGCTCTACACCAACACCACCCAGGGCAGCGATCTGTACAACGTGATGAAAGAATCGCCTGCCATGTTTGGCGGGGTATCTGTTGGCGCATATGCGGAAACGTATCAAATGGTTAACGCTGACGGCGAACCAGATGAAACCGACGAGGGTTATTTTCAAATTACCAAAGGCGGTTTGCGGGAAGTGAGTGTAGTAATGTACCCAAATAATCCCGAAGCCTGCGTCAGCAAACTGGAATACTTTAGGCCCGATGGGTCTGCAAATCTAAAGATTTTGGAACAAAGCCTGCGTGATGCTGGACTGTCCAAGAGTGATGCGGTTGCCGCTGCATCGACTTTCAAAAAGGTGCTGGAACAGCGTGATGTTGTCCAAATCCCAAATGAAATTGCGCCGAACCAGAGCGAATCTGATGCGGAGGCAACCATACTCGCCGCCCTTGAGCAGCGGGAATTACTGCAAACTTTGTCTAACCGTTTAAGGAAATAATCATGTCCCAAGTCATCATTGAAAAACTCGACGCTATCGAAGCCGCCAACGCCGCCAAGATTGCCGAAGTTACCAGCGCAGCTACTGCTGCAATTGACACTGCCAAAAATGAGATGACCGAGAAAATCTCGGCACTTGAGGCAAAAATCAGCACGCTGCAAATGCCTGCCGTCATTCGCATTGCTAAAACAATCCGTACTGACGTAAATCGCTCCGTCCGTGAGCAACTCAAATCGTTTTATTCTGCCAACAACAGGGTGGAAAAAGCACTAAAGATTTTTGCTGATGAAAATCAATATCTGGCTTACATGAACGAAGCCAGTGCGCTTACCGGCGGCGGCAATGGCATTGGTGGACGCACGGGTTACGATCCTGTGTTTGCTGCAATGCGTTTGGCTAACCCGATGCGCGGACTAAGTCGCACTGTGGTTACTGATGGCTCTAGTTATCAATTCCGCAGCAAAACCGGCAACGCTGGCGCAACCTGGGGCTACACCGTGCAAAACAACGGCGGCGCAACTACGCAGGATATGAACATCTGGCAATTGGTGCTGCAAGACTTGAACGTGCAATTCCCAGTACGCACTGCTGCATTGGACGACATTGACGGGCTGGAAGGCACCATTGTTGACGATATGCTGATGGAGTTTGCCCAAGCTGAAGCGCAGTCCATGATTCAGAACAGCGATCAAACCAACTCGCCTAATACTTACGGCGGCACTTCTGGTTTGCGTGGCCTAGATCAGTATCCTGGCGCAAATGCTACGTATACCGGCGGCACCACAAGCGCAGCGGCTTACGGCACCAGCGGCACGGGCAGTGCTACCGGCCTGCACAGCATTGCAACCTACGATCAATTGACTAGCAACGTCAATACTGTTGGCGCAAATGCAATAACGTACAAAGACGTTATTAATCTTTGCTACGCATTGCCTCAGCAATATTGGACGACTAGCGCCTGTTTCATGGTAAATCCTGTGCTGGCGCAAGCTATCCGTGGCCTGCAAGACACCAATGGACGCCCAATTTTTAACAGCATGGAATCGCTGAATCCAGACGGCATCATTGGGCAACTGTTGGGCTTTAATGTCGTGATGAACAAATATCTTGACAACCCAAGCCAAGCAACCACCGGCAGCGCAGGCACCACATCGTTCTATCCGATGTACTTTGGCAATTGGCAGCTTGGACACAGCATTATTGATCGCATGGACATGGTGATGCGCCGCTACGATCAGACGCTGCCAGGCTCAATAACTTTTTATGGCGAAAAACGGTTGGCAACCAGCATCCGTGACCCGAACGCCATTATTCGTTATCGCTCGACTGGCACTGCGACCTAAGTTGCCATTGCAGGGGGAGGTTGGACTCTCCCTGCCTTTTTTAACCATTCGGGAAAAATTAAATGACTACAGCACGCATTTTGCAGGGCATCAAACAAACGCTGCACGAAGGCCATGCAGTCAAGATTGATTTAACCGAAGCCTCTGCCCTCACTGGTTCCGGAAACGGAATTGGTGGGCGCACATTTTTTGATAACGCCTTTGCTGCGCTGCGATTTGGCAATCCCATCCGAGAAGCAGCAAGGGTAATTCCTGCATTTGGCAGTAGTGTGCAATTTGTGGCAAAGACAGGTAATGCTGCTAACAGCACAAACCCCTGGCTCTACGCCGCCACTCCAAACACCGGCTCACCGAACACCGCTACCAGCATTTGGCAATTGCCAACCCGAGTAGTTAGCGCCAGCTTGCCCGTGCGAACAGCGGTACTGAGCGACATTAATTATTTGAATGAAACGCTTGTTGAAGACATGATGCTGGAATTTGCACAATTGGAAGGTGCCAGCATGATCTTAAACAACGATCAAACCGGATCTACGACGACAAGCACAGGCAGCACAAATGGACTGCGTGGGCTGAATTACTACACAACCGGGGGCACAGCCGCTTACGGCTCATCTGGGACCGCGATTACAGACGGCATCCACACTTTGCTAACGGTATCACAAAACGGCGCTGCAATTGTGTACGATGATGTAGTCAATTTGGCTCAAAGTTTTCCAGCGCAATACTGGAGTCTGCCCGGCAACGCTTGGATGATGCACCCAGACACAATTCACGATTTGCGGCAACTCAAAGCAGCAAGCAGCGGTAACGCCAGCAGATTGTTGGCAGAAACTGGTGATGATGATGGTGGCGCAGTAGCCAATTTGTTTGGTTGGCCTGTCATTCCAAACCCAAACATGGAAACTATTGCGGCTGGTAAATTTACGATTTACCTTGCTAACTGGCCCCGGTTTGTAACCATTGCGGACGTGGAGGAAATGACTGTGCAAGCGATGGAACAAAGCGCACCAGGCTTTATTACGCTGTACGCCGAGCGCCGAATGGTGTCTACTGTCCGTGATCCGTTTGCCGGTGTCCGTTTGGTTGGAGTTTAAAAATGTCCAGCGAAATCCTTGGCGCTCAAGGTGGGTCAACTCGAAACCCGTTTAATTATGCAAAAATTGAGCAATTAATCCGGGATGTAGTAACTCCCTGGCTCACGCTGGAAGAAATAACCCAGCAGCTAAATTTGTTTGACGACGAAAGCCAAGACGCCTATTTGAGTAGCCTAGAACTGGCGACAAGGTTTGCGATTGAAGACTATTTGGGAATGTCAATATTTTCTTTGACGTACCGGGTTTGGTACGGCGCACAAGGAACCATCACCGCACCGATGGCGCTAGATTTGCCAGCAGTCAGCCAGAATCAGTACCCTACACAGGCCGGCATAACAATTAACTCAGTCGGCTACTACAACAACAGCGCACCGCCAACCATTACCCTGCTAACAGCATCAACTTACTACTACGATGCCAGCGGCAACCGAGTTATCCTGACAAGCCTGCCGACGATCACCAGCGACATGGCAAACCCGATTGTCGTGCAGTACACCACCGCCGCCAACCCGCTACAGACGTATCCAGCCATTAAACAAGCTGGCCTGCTGCTGCTTACGCACCTGTACAACCAGCGCAGCAATAGCACCGAGGCATCATTAAAAAATATTCCGTTTGGCGTAGATACGCTGCTGCGCCCGTACAAAGAATTGGTTATGTAATGGCGATTGCACGTTTTGAAAACATTGCAATCAATAACCTTACCTTCAGCTTAACGGCTTTTGGTGAGCAAACCACAACCACGACAAAATGGTTTGACACCCGAGCCACAGTGTCGGCGGTAGGCAACAATTTAAAAATTTCAGAAAAATATCGGCTGTACGACAACCTAGTGCGGTTTCGTTTGAACTACACACCGAATATGCGGACAATTGCTAACTCGCAGCATTTGTTTTCAATTACGTACAGGACGCAAGATTGGCGCATTAATGATGTGCAAGAATCAGATGATCGCATGAGCGTGTTAATAATGGCGTACCGCAATGATCCGGTAACTGCAACATGACGGCACAGCAAAACCCTGTTACCTATGCCAGGGCCATCCAAGCGGCATTGACAACCATTGTCACGCCTGTGCCCGTTTATGCTACCTTTAATCGAAACTTTGCCACCGAGCCAAAATTTGTAACTTGGATGCTGCGAAACATTCATCAGCCCGTCTACACCGGCAGCGTGCAATCCGTCAAGGGAATTGATACGCCAGTATTTCAAATTAGTATTTTTACCCAAGTCATTGAAGACGGTTTTACAATCAGCAATCAGATACTACAATCGCTCCACGGCTACAGCGGATTGTTTGGCGGTGCAACTTACGGCATCCAGATCAGCAAGGCTGATGTGCAATG